ATCAAATCCGAAGGACAAGAGTGTGGACCCCACCCCATTCCTCTTGACCCTAGGATAAAAGTCGTTGAAACAGGTGGGAAGTTGAAAGATAGACGCATGATGCAACTTGACGGTTATCAAGGTGCTGATGAATTTATCTGGTTTAGTCAGAGTTTACACAATTTGACTCGTTCAATAAATGAACGGTTATACCATGTGAAAATAGACGGTGTTTATCAGAAGCCCCCGCTTCCTGATGAGGACCATTTTGGTGAAAGTCTATTTCCTGTCCTTGTACTGTTACGAAAGTATGTCATAAGTGTCACTTGTTTACGTTTAGAAGAAGTACCTGCTACTTTTAAGGGTAAAAAGGTGAAAATCTATGAAAACTCCGTACAGTCTTTGTTCGACCTCCCGTTGAACGAAAAGGATTTCGTTATGAAATGTTTTGGAAAATTTGAGAAAGTCAATTGTTCTAGAAAATCTTATAACGACATTGTTAACCGCCTCATTTGTCCATTCTCCTATCGGTATAATGCCCAATTGTCGCGTTTTGTTAAGCCTCTTAGCAAACCGATGATACATTGTATCGACAGTATCTTTATGGATGTATTGGGCTTGAAAGTTTTCGAACCAACTGTGATGAAAGGGTTGGATGCTGTACAAATTGGCCAGGCTTTTGAAAAGAAGTTTAGTCATTTTTACGATCCAGTAGCTTTTGGTATCGATGCAACTCGTTGGGACCAACATTTTAGTGTGGTAGCACAAAAGTGGGTCTTCTCGTTTTTTGAAGAATTTTTCGCTGGTCAAAAGGCAGGAAAATTTTTCAGATATCTCTTGAACAGGCAAATTTCTCGCAAGGGAACTGCGCAATGTGCAGAGGGGTATGTTAATTTCAAGCTGGACGGTGGCCTTCCTTCAGGCGTAGCTAATACCACGGATGGTAACTGCGTACTCATGCCGACACTAGTGTTTGCTTATTGTTTGTCCCACGACATCAATAAGTTCGCTATGGCCGACATGGGGGATGATGGCACAATTATCATGGAACGAAGCGATGCTGCTAAGTTCGATGAGAAGTTAGTCAAGGAGTGGTTTGTTTCCATGGGGTTCAATTTAAAAGTTGAACCTATGGTAGACAGATTGGAACAAATTGAGTTTTGTCAAGCGCACCCGGTTCGTATCGGGGGTGTATATATTATGGTTAGGAATCCGCACATAGCTGTCTCTCGAGATGCTATTAGTGCCCATCCATTTCTCTCTGTTAAGGGCTTCACTGCTTACACCGATTCTATCGGTCAAGGTGGTATGGCGCTTACTGGGGGAGTTCCTGTCATGCAGAATTACTACCGCAGTATGCTTAGATCTTCAGAAGCTAGTTGTCCAACTGGTTATGATGTATCTACGTATAGGGCATGGAGTGACGATGTTGACTATGGAATGTTCGGGTATTCTAAAACACTGAATAGGCACTTCAATGAGCCTAGTCAGGACGATAGGTACAGTTTCTATGTTGCTTTTGGTATTTTACCGAATTTGCAAAAGGAACTAGAATTATATTATGACAACTTAATTGTTTCGTACAAGGGTAGAGATCCCGCTATCAACAACCCGTTGGAGAGGTATCGCTTCCATTGTTTTCCCTACTGTCAATAGACAGTTTGGTGGCCACCACCTAGAGTGGCATGGGGTTGCGTACGTTAAATGGACCAAAACTGTAATTTCAGTGCTAATACAAAAGCCTAGAGACTGCACGGTTCAGCCCAAGTGGTGCGTACGTGATGTACAGTCCGCCCGTCAGCGTATCCCATATGACTAAAAATAAAAGTAAAAAGAATAATAAAAATAGAAATAAGAAAAATAATAAGAAGAATAAAGCAAGAAACGGCCAAAATTCTAATGTGGCCTACCCATCAATTG